CTTATAATTGTTAAAAAATCAAATATGATTGTACAAGATTTATTAATTCCTGTATCGGCTTTAAATAATGGGGATATTATTAATCTAGGAGACAAGATACCATTGTATTATACTAATTCTAGTTTTGCCGACAGAGTATTCAGTTTCGACCAATACACAAGTGGCGCTTTCTATGTTAAAGGAAATGGTGCAGTATTTAGCGCTAATACGCCTAATGTACAACTTCATTCTAAAAAATCTCAAACAATAGGGGCAACAATGACGTATAACGGAAGTGGTGAATATACTATCACAGTATCTGATAGCACATTGTCTGTGTATGTTTATTGATTAAAAAGAATAAATCTGCATTTACCAGACAGAAATTATTGATTCAGCGTGCAGAAGTATGTGAATTATTTGTGATTTCAGGCCCAATATACAAAATAAACGGTTGCTTCATTTTCAAAATCGTTATATAAAGTGTAAATAAATATTTTCAACGGAAGGAGATTGAATCATGGTTGAAATTACTTTTAACACTTTTATCGAAGCAATTGAAAGCAAAGGGTTTGTCACTTACAAACAAATTGGTAATATGCTAGATTATCCACCTGAATTTGTGGACCGATTATTCTATGAGGTAGATGAGAAATTCAAAGAAAATGGATTGCCACCATTGACCACTGTAATGGTAAATAGCGAAGATTTTCAAGTTGGAGCTGGATATTTTAGAGAGCATTATCCAAATGTTAAAGACAAAGAAAAAACATGGATAACAAATCTCAACAAATTATATAGTAATACTGAAAAAGTCAGAGATTTATTAAAGTAAAGAAAAACTATAGAAACCTGAAGAGAGCTTTTGAAGCTCTCTTTTTTGTTTTAAAGAAAGGGGAAAGTTATGGAAAAATTAAAATCAAAGGAGTTTTGGGAAGCAGCAGCAGCGCGTGCTCTTTGGACTGTTTGCGAAACGTTCTTGGGAGTTGCTGGAAGCGCAACACTAATCGAGCAAATCAATTGGAAGATTGTTATATCCAGTGCAGCAGTCGCTGGTTTGATTTCTATTGTTAAAAGCATTATGAAAGGACTTCCAGAGGTGGATGCATGAATAAATTACAATTGATATTGATGGTTGTTCAGCTCCTTGTTGCCCTTTTTACATTGCTCGGAATGGCTTATGCTTTTAAAAAATTTCTTTCAAAGCCTAAAGATTCAATGACCGAACGAATCATAGTGCTTGAAGCGGAAATGAAGGATGTAAAGGCAGCTCTTAATCAGGGAAATGACCGATTCCGAAAACAAAATGATACCAATGAAGTGATATTGCATTCAATTATGGCTTTAATTGATTTCGAAATGCAATATTGCCTGACAGAGAAGGTCACAATGAGCGATGATCTGAAATATGCAAAAGAGGACCTTCAAAGATTCTTGTCGAAGAGAGGTGAACGAATATGAAAATGATTATTGGCTCAGCCAGACACGATGAAAACGGAAAATATATTGGCGGAAAAGCTGGAGACCAGGCCCAGAAGAAAACGGACGATTATCAGGGTGAATGTTCTCTGCAGAATTTTTACGTGCATAAATACGGATGGATAGTTGCTATTGCCAAAGATCCGATGATTCGCCTGAAGCTTGCTGAACGAATGAGAGCTTTGTGTAATAATCCAAAAGTTGGATATGATCAGGGCGGAAGAGCTGGCATCCTTAAAGCTGGCATTGATACAAAGACTGCGACAGAGTGCGATTGTGGTACTGCAGTTAGGCAATGTGTAAAAGAAGCAGCTGGAGTAGATCCAGGAGAGTTTCACACAGGTAATGAAAAAGATGCTCTTGAAGCGACTGGCTTATTCTATTTTGAAGAATACAATGGTCAGGATTTGCCAACAGGGGCCATTCTTATCTCGAAAAAGAAGAGTCATACTGTGATTGTGGTAGAAGGTATCATTGCAGCTTCTGATGGGCCTATAGTGTCATATTATGGCACATACAAAGGCAAAGGAACATCAATCGTTTCTGCTCTTCAGGCAGTAGGCGAAAAAGATACAACATTTGCACATCGCAAAAAGATTGCAGCAGCTAATGGAATCACTGGATACCAGGGAACAGTAAAACAGAATCTAAAAATGGTAGATTTGATTAAAGCTGGAAAGCTTATCAAAGCATAAATATATAACATATAGGTATTAAATATTTAGAATCTATATATCAAATATTTATTATCTGTATAAGAATTAAATAACCATCAAACACTCGCATGAGTGATGGATTAGGGCTTCCAAATTACCAATTCAGTAATTTGGAAGCCTTTTTTTATTGTTTTGTAAAAATATAAAAACTATTTAGCTTTTACGCAATAAATACATAATAATTATACAGATATTACATAATTACAATATAAAATCAATACAAATAACAAAGAAAGGAGAGTGGCATGTATAATCTATTCACCAGGGAGAGTGATGGCATGAGAAAATATTTACTGTTGTGCATGATAGGAAGGTTAAAAATGAAGAAAATCAAAGAAATGACTCATGAACAGAGACTCAAATGGCTATCTATAGCAAGAGGCCCTGAGCTGCTTCGAGCTTATCACCTGGCGATTAATAATTATAATGCAAAGGATTCTGAAAAGGTTTTCAACTATGATTCAGTACGAGAGGAAATCCTTAAAAGGCTAAATTATTAGTTTACAAATCAATTTAATAAAGATTATAATATTAGCGATTACTATTATTATCCCAATACATCGAATAGTATATCAACCCAAACGATAAAAAGAGCTTCCTGACGATGGAAGCTCTTTTTATGTATAATGGGCTATACAAGATGGTCATATAAGTGACTACAAAGATTATATCACTTATTTCTGATGTCATTCAACAATCGAATTATGATCCAATTCTGTTCAATGATTGTTTTTAAATAATAAACTGGAAGAAGCTCTTGTGGCTTTCCTGATAGTGTCAAAGCCATACCAGTTTCCATCATGCCAGTTCCAAGAAGCTCATTATTAATATCCTTTACCTTATCGCGGTATTCATCAGGAAGCTTCTCCAATCCATATTTTTGCATGAGTCGATTCAATTTTTCTTCTTGCTTTGCTGCCTTATCTTCAGCTGACTGAAATAATCCCATAGTATATCTCCTTTCAATCCGAATGTATGAGTAACAAAATAATTGTACCTGAAATGATAATACATATAAAGTTTGTATAATTTGTGAATAAAAAGCATATAATTATTGCGTATTAATTAAATATTTGTTATATATAGATTATGCAATAAATATATAATTTATATATAAAGGTTGCGCATAAATTAAATAAAGGAGTTCAAGAATGAAAACAGTATTAATTTGCAATCAGAAAGGCGGAGTTGGAAAGACTCTAATCGCTGATGAGCTGGCCTTTGCATTCGAAAGAGATGGTGTATCTTTTTCGTTTTACGATTTAGATCAGCAAGGCGGAGTGATTCATGAGGCGAAGGAAATCGATGATGCTCAGGTGGCTATCGTTGACACACCTGGAGCAATTCAAGCCGACCTGAAGAAGTGGATGGAAGAAGCTGATATGATTATAATTCCAACCATGATGAGCAACAGAGATGTGCCACCACTTGAGAGAATGATTGAGCTTGCAGCAGAATACCAGGGCAAGAAGCCGATTCTATTTATTCTTAACAGGTGGAATCATTACAACATCACAAAGGATTTTTCAGATTGGTTCAATGAGAAATATCCAGAGCTAAAAACAGCAGTGCTTTCGGATTGCACAGCATTCAATCAAGCTGGAGCAAGAGGAATATCAATTCAGCAAATGGCTCCACGAAGCACTGGAGCAAAGCAAATTGCTCAAATCTATGGATTTGTAAAAACAGAATTAAACATCAAGGAAGGATGGAGATAAAAATGGCGGATTCAATGTTTTCAAAGGAAAGCGCAAAGAGACAGAAGGAGCAGAATGAAAAGCTTGCAGCCAATGGCCTTGCAGCTGATCAGGATGAAAAGAAAATCAATGTAAACTTTTCAATCAAGCCAAGTGCAAAAGCAAAAATGCAAGCAAAGGCCAAAGAGCTTGGAATTTCTGCTAGTTCATTACTACAGCTGTGGATCAATGAAAAGTGTGAATAGAAAAATCTAGTTCACTTTTTTATCACAAAATAGTATGATATAAATTACTAAAACAGGGAGAAGCTTAATACAATTTTTTACACATTCTTGAACGTCCTTTTTTGAAAAAGAAGAGGATAGAAATATCTATCGGATAAATATCTGTTTAAAAATTCAAGAATAACGTCAAAAGAGAAGATTAGCATCTCCCTGAAAAGAAGGGAGATGCTTTTTTAATGTCTAATTTTCTGCAAAAAAAAATCCTCGGCAGCAACCAAGAATTTCTTTTTACTAAAGGGGAGTTTAAGCTTTCCGCTTAAGCTCATATACAATTTTTTACCACGCAATAATATCACGTTCACAAAAAAAACACAACTATAAATTTTTGAAAGGGAAAAAATAATGGGGCGAAAAAAACAAGAGCGCCAAGTTAAAGATGATAATTACTACACAATATTCGGCTGGATGACTAATCCGAATAAGATGAATCTCAGCGGATTAGAACTTCAAGTCTATGCCATTGTATATGGATTCTCACAAGCAAGAAGAAACTATTTCACTGCATCGCACAGTTATGTTGCGGAATTTTGCGGATGTTCAGAAGAAGGAGTGAAAAAGACTTTGAAAAATCTGACTCAAAAAGGCTTTATCACAAAAGAGCAAACTGGTTACAACGCTTATAGATATAAAGCCAAACGATATGAGCAGCTGGTCAAAGAAAAAAATCCATATATCGGACATGAACCAGAGCCACAGGATGAGAAAATAAATGGGGTACTCAGTTGTGATGATGGGGTACTCAGTTGTGAAAGTGGGGTACTGAGTTGTGAAAATGGGGTACTGAGTACCTCAGATATTAAAAAGATAGATAATGATAATAATATATATAGCGCGCGTGCGCGCGTACCACAAAAAAGAGCTCCTGACAAGAGCAAAAAAACAAAAAATAACAAATTCAATAATTTTTCGCAAAGAGATTACGATTTTAAAAAGCTAGAGCAAGCCTTGTTGAATAGATCGCCATGATCATGAATATCTACCTGGAGACTTCAATCAAGTGGAGCCATCCAGGTGATGGAATTGTGGCAATTGCTCTAGCAACGGATGATCTGGCGAAAACAGTTTATGGATTTGTTAAAAACAGCACTGAGGCTCAGGCAATTATTATCGGCCTGACAAGAGCACTTGATTATTGTGGGAAGTATCAAGACATAGAGCTGCACATTTCATGTGATTATGTTGGAAATGCTTTGAAGAATGGCTGGCTCGAAAAATGGGAAGGCAATTACTACCTTGGTGCTAATAAGAAAGTGATTAAGCATGCCGAACAATGGCATGAACTATATCAAAAAATACAGGGGAAGAATGTAAAAATACACCTGAATGAGTTCAATGGCTATCGTAATTATTTGAATTACGAGTGTTTGAGGCGAATGGCAAAGCATGAACGAATTCTTCAGAGTGTGGAAGGCAGCGAAAAAAAAATATAGGCTTTCGAGGTATGTTTCAAAAAGCATTTGGGATGGATATGCAATGAAAATCTATTGTGATGATAGATTGATTGTATCGGTCCAGAGTGATGATGAAAAAGAAATGTATCTTGAAGCAGCTGCTTCGCTTATTGGATTTTTGAAAATTCATGAAAACATCAATCATGCTTCGTGCTCCGCCAGGAAGGAGAACGAATGAGGGTTTACATTTCAGGGGCTATCACTGGCCAGATTAACTATTTTGAAAGATTTGCAGCAGCTGAGGACCTTCTGAAAAAAGGGGGTTATGAAGTGGTGAATCCAGCTGAAGAGTTGGCGGAGCTACCCATCGGAACAGCCCATGAGCTATACATGGAAAAGAGCCTTGAAATGCTATCAACTTGCGATGGCATCTACATGCTCGATGGATATGAATCATCACTCGGTGCAAATATAGAATTAAAGTTTGCGATTAGTCATAAAATGACGATTTGCTTTGAAAAGGGGGTGAAATGAAAAGCATAATGCAGCGCAAGGATGGCACTTGCTACCTTTGTCTGCTGCTGAATCAAGATTGCTCTCAGAAGTATGTAGAAGAGCATCATATCTTTGGAAATCATGCAAATCGCAAACTCAGTGAACGATTTGGATTAAAGGTATATCTCTGCAAATGGCATCATACAGAAGGCAAAAACGCAGTGCATAACAATGCAGAATTGAGGGATATGCTTCACAAGAAAGGCCAAGAAGCCTTTGAGAGAAACTATCCTGATCAGGATTTTAGAGCAATATTTGGTAAAAACTTTTTGTAAAGGGGGAAAACGTTATGGAAATGACTAAAGAAGAAATCGTCAAGAAATACACTAATAATCCGCAAACAAAGACAATCAACATCCTTGCGGATCTAAATGGTGTCCAAGCGTATGAAATAAAAAGAATTCTTGGAAAGGCTGGAGTATATGAGCCAAAGCCAGGCAGAACAAGAAAAACAGCTCCAGAGAAAACACTTGAGAAAATCGAAGAGCTTGAAACAGGCAAAAAAACAAAAAGCGATGAGCCTTTAAATCCCAAAATTCTAGAGGCGATTCATAAAGACGATTCGCTTCCTGAAAAAAAGCCTATTCAAGAAGTAATCGTGGAGCCTATAAAGCAGTACATGGTTCCAGAGGTCGTGAAAGAGGTAATCCAGGAAGAATTCGACAGAATCTCTGCAAGAATGATAGAGATTTGTGATGAGGCCGACAGGCTGAACGCAAGAAGAGAAGAACTAAAAGCATTCTTGAAAGGAGAATAATAAAAGATGAGCCGAAAAACTGAGTACACAGGGCGCTATGCTTTGAGTAAATTCGAGTTCGGCTATGCAAAATGGTTTTCATTGAAGTATTACGAGTGGCTTGACGAGTATAATTCGCTGAAAGATTCAGTGAAGGCCATCCAATATTCGGATGCGCCTAAAGGATCAGGGATATCTGATCCGACAGAGAAGCTTGCTGAAAAGAGAGCAGAGCTTCGCAGAAAGATGCTAAAAATTGAGAATGCAGCAGTCGATGCTGGTGGCGATATTGCAAAATATATTTTGCTTGCGGTGATCAATGAAGATATGACCTTCGATAAATTAAAGGCCAAAGGGATGCCATGCGAGCGAACGTATTTTTACGAGAAGCGAAGGAAGTATTACTGGCTGCTAAGTAAGGAGATTTAAAAAATGGGCATGAAGGAAAATATGGAGTCAATACATGAAAAGGCTCGAAAAGATATGGCAAAAAGATTGTCAGCAATTACTGATGGAAGTAATTTGGAGCAAAGAGAATTGTTCATGGCAACAGCATTGTTGCATCAAAAAGAGCTATCAGGAGAATTTGAATATTCACTTGAAAAGGGTAATGCTCAAATGCAAGTAAAAATGAGCAAATTCGCACTTATTCAAATGGCTGCAGAGATTGCCGAATCAGTATTTGAAGATGAATATGAATTCATTTCAATGATGCTGGCATATAACATGGTTAAGCATGTTATTGATAAGCAAACTGGGAAAAAGCCTCAAGAAGTGACAATAATAGACTGCAATGGCAAAACACAAGCAGAAATTGATTTGATGAAAGAGATGTTCAAGAAGTCTCCTGAAGAGCTTGCAAAATTGAGGGAACAGCTTAATGAATAAATACTTTTGCGGATTTGGTGTTTGTTGTCTATGTGGCGATACTCAAGGCCCATGGTCATGGGAGAAAGACGTGGGCTGGGTTTGTGATAGATGTGAGGAAAAAGATGAACCTGGAAAACTACGATTGCGAAGGGCAAATGGAGCTGACGGATTACCTGAAGAGCCTGGAGCAACAAAGAATTGAAAAGCTTGGAAAATGCCTTAAATGTATTTATTTAATTGATGATAAATGCAAGAGGCAATCATGCTATTTTGTTGCAGCAGTCGAAGGATGGAATCCACTATGGAACATTGGGCCAAAATGTTATGGAACGTTTCCACTGAATCAAGAATGGAAAGATGCAGAAGCCATTGAAGAATCTGAAGATGGAAGAATTTACAAATGCAAATGTCAAGTAAAAGATAAAACGTGGATCTGGCCAAAGGAAGAAGGGAAAGGTTTTTATGATAACACAATTGCTTGGAGATATATTCAGGAAGAAGAAAATCAAGCTCAAGAAACGGAAGGGCTTAACTGAAGAACAGTGCAAAGAAATGTGCTTGAAGGCAGTACTAACAGGTGTATGCCCTAAAGCTTGCAATGTTTGTGCTTACAATTTTGATTTCTACAAAACACTAAAAAAGGGATGAGTTATGAGATACATTAAAGCGAAAGCTCTTATTGGTTTATGCCAGTGCGCTGGATGCCGACAAAGAGCAGCTTCAGTTTTAAAAATAAAAAAGGGTGGCAAAGTCTGCAGACTAATAGTCTGCGTTGATCATGCCTGGGAATGGAGAAGTTTATGATATCACTAATTTTATTAATTGTTGGGGCCTTGGTGCTCGTACTTAAATTGATTTTTAATATTCCATGGTTGGAAACATATGCATTGTCATTGTATGCAGCAGCTTTCATGGTTAAATGCTTAGAAGATTATTTCTTGTCAAAAAAGCACTATGATGAAATGATAAAGACTCTTGATAATCAAAAGAACATCATATTGTGCATGGATAAAATTCATAAAGAGGTTTTTGCTTTGGATCTACCTGAAGAAATCCAAAGCCAGATTGAATTAATTTTTGATAGAAACCTTGAGGAATTGAATGATGAGTACAAATGATAAATATATTATGCGACAGATTGCTCAGGCAGAAAAAGAGCTCATGGATGGAGCAGTGAAGTGGCTCGACATTGTAATGTGCTCAAGCATCATTGCTCTAAGTCGATACTGGGGATGGAAGAAGGACAGACTCTCCAAGCTTCAGGAAATCCAAGAAGAAGTTTGGAATGAAGTCGCAAGTGATAACGATGTGAGCATGATCCAATTGCTGGATGCAGAATGTGGAATCGAGCTCACCAATCATGAAGGTGTGAGCTATAGAGACGTAATTTATTTGAATACTGCAATTGATGATGGTGTTCAGCTAACAAAATATCAATACCTGGCTATGAGAAGAAACCAGGCAAAATGGACAGAGGCACAAATCACAGCTTGCATTATTTTGGCAATGCACAGGAAAGAAGGCTGGGGCTTTAAAAGAGCCAGGGAATTGCTTGAAAGAATGCAGCAGATAAAAGAAGAATACGACTATGATCAGGAGAAGCTGATTGCAGCAGCTAAATCCGAATGCGATATAGATTGGACAGGGAGAGGAAAATTACATGAATGAATTTGTTGAAGCAATTATGAAAGACATGGATAGATTCGGAGCTGAAGCTTTGAGTTATAAATATTTTTTTGAAAGAGAAGGCAAAAAATATACTTTTACTATTGAATTGAAGGAAGGAAATGAAGAAGAGACTGGCGAAGAAGATAGTGAGGGGATGAATCATGAGTGAAAAGAAAGAATCCAGAGAATCCATGAAGTTTGAAGCAATCAAGCGGATGCATGAGCTTGGGATTGCAGCAGTCGCTATTGATGATTTTAACAAAGCAGACAAGCTTCTGTGCTCTGATTATGGAATCATGAGTGAGGTTCCTGAAGAGATCAAACAAAGAATCAAGAACTGGGAAAG